TCCCACGCCGGAAAAGCCGAAGGGTGAGCCGATTGACGATGAGGGCAACGCCTACACCCGCGACTTGCTCTATGACAAGGCAACCAACAAGCAGTTCATCACCATCCAGACGAAGAACGGCAACACCTTCTTCATTGTCATCGACTACGATGCACCCATCAATGAGGACGAGGAACAGTATCAGACATACTTCCTCAACATGGTTGATGAAAGCGATTTGCTTGCGCTGCTGGATGAAGATACTGCGGCTGCGCTGACCACCTGTAATTGCAAAGAGAAATGTGCTGCCGGTCAGGTCAACACCGACTGCCCGGTCTGCAAGACCAATATGAGCGAATGCACCGGCACAGCCCCCGTTACGCCTGAGCCGGACAAGGATGCGGAAACCGATGTTCCCACCCCTAAGCCGGAAAAGAAGTCCAACATCGGCATGATCCTCATCATCTTCGTTCTCGCCGGTGCTGCGGGTGCAGCTTATTACTACATCAAGTTCGTCAAGGGTAGAAAGCCCAAGGACGAGGATCTGGACTTCTTCGACGATGAAGGCTACGAGGAAGAGCCGTACATCAACGAGGATGAAGAGCCGCAGATTGCGATAGACGAGGAAACGGACGGTGATGAGAATTGATCTTAGTCATTGCTGAAAAGCCCAGCGTTGCCCAGTCCATCGCAAAGGTGCTGGGCGCAGCGTCCCGCAAGGACGGCTACATGGAGGGCGGCAATTACATCGTTTCGTGGTGCTTCGGTCATCTGGTGGAACTGGCAGACGCCAGCTCCTACGATGAGCGGTATGCCAAGTGGCGGTATGACGATCTGCCTATTGTTCCGGAAAACTGGATGTTTGAGGTCACGAAGGACAAAGCCCAGCAGTTCAAGGTGCTGTCCGCTCTCATGAAGGACAAGCGCGTCACCGAGCTGGTCTGCGCAACCGATGCAGGACGCGAGGGTGAGCTGATCTTCCGGCTGGTCTACAACAAAGCCGGATGCACCAAGCCCTTCAAGCGTCTGTGGATCAGCTCGTTGGAGGACTCCGCCATCCGCGAAGGCTTCAATCATCTCCGGGACGGCAAGGAATATGACCGCCTCTATGAAGCAGCACTCAGCCGCTCGAAGGCGGACTGGATTGTCGGCATCAACGGCACCCGCCTGTTTACCACGCTCTATCACAAGAAGCTGGTGGTCGGTCGCGTCCAGACGCCGACCCTTGCAATGCTGGTGGAGCGCGACGGGAAAATTTCCACGTTCCAGAAGGAAAAGTATTTCAACATTCACATCGGCAAGGGCAATCTGACCGCCGATCTGGAAAAGGTCAAAACCGAAGAGGAAGCAAAAAGAATTGCGGCGGCTTGCGAGAAAAAGCAAGCCATCGTTTCTTCTCTCAAGCAGGAAATAAAGACGGTCAATCCTCCGAAGCTCTACGATCTGACCACCTTGCAGCGCGAGGCAAACCGATATTACGGCTTCACCGCCCAGCAGACGCTTGATCTCGTTCAGACGCTCTACGAAAAGAAGCTCCTGACCTATCCGCGCACGGACAGCCAGTTCATCACGGACGATATGGAGGACACTGCCCGTCAGGTCATTTCCATCGTCTGCCGTCAGCTTCCGCTTTTCTCCGGCGTTTCGATCACTCCGGACATTGCCCGCGTAACCGACAACAGCAAGGTCACAGATCACCATGCCATCCTCCCGACCGTCCAGCTTGAAAAGCAGGATGTTTCGGCGCTGCCTCAGTCGGAACAGAAAATCCTCAATCTTGTTGGGATGCGCCTTCTGTGTGCGACCGGCGAGAAGCACACCTACGCAGAAACGCAGATCTCGCTCTCCTGCGAGGGCTACGAGTTCAAAACCAAGGGGAAGACCGTCGTTCAAAACGGCTGGAAAGCCATTGAAGAGCTGTTCAAGGCTTCCCTCAAGACGAAGGAAAAGGACGATCCCGTGAAGTCCCTGCCCGAAGTCCATGAGGGCGATATGCTGGATGGTGTGTCTGCCAGTGTCACCGAACACTTCACAACGCCTCCGAAGCAGTACACGGAAGACACGCTCCTGTCCGCAATGGAGACTGCCGGAAACGATCAGTTCGACGATGACACCGAGAAGAAAGGTCTCGGCACTCCCGCGACCCGCGCCGGTATCATTGAAAAGCTGGTGAAATCCGGCTTTGCAGAGCGCAAAGGCAAATCCCTCATTCCCACGAAGGACGGTTGCAACCTTGTCTGTGTTCTGCCGGAACAGATCAGCTCTCCCGCAATGACAGCAGAATGGGAAAACACGATCATGGAGATTGAGCGCGGCAATGCGGATGCAGACGCCTTCCTCAGCGGCATTGTCCGGATGACCGGGGATCTCGTGAAAGCCTATCCGTTCCTCTCCGATGCCGAAGCCCAGCGTTTCGGCACGGGGAAAGAGGAAATCGGCAAATGCCCCCGCTGCGGCTCTCCGGTCTATGTCGGCAAGGGCAACTTCTACTGCTCGAACAAGGACTGCTCCTTCTGCCTGTGGGAAGACAACAAGTTCTTTTCCAGCAAGAAAAAGAAGCTGACCAAGAAGATTGCAAAGGAGCTGCTGGACAAGGGCTGGTGCCGCGTGACCGGGCTTTACACGCCGAAGAAGCCTCAGCTCTACGATGCGGTGATCCGTCTGGATGACAGCGGCGGCAAATACGTCAGCTTCAAGATGGAGTTTGACCGATGAGCCGCCCGAAATATATTGCTTCATGCAGCGGAGGCAAAGACAGCGTAGCGACGCTCCTGCTGGCTGCACAGCACAATGAGCCGCTGGACGAGGCGGTTTTCAGTGAGGTCATGTTCGACAAAAACACAAGCGGCGAAGTCCCGGAACACCGGGACTTCATTTATGACCGGCTCAAGCCCTTCTGCGAAAAGGAGCTGGGCATCAAGTTCACCATTCTCCATGCGGACAAGACCTACGATGAGGTGTTCCATCATGTCATCACCCGCGGACCGCACAAGGGCGAGGTTCGCGGTTTTGCGTGGGCCGGGATGTGCGCGGTCAATCGGGACTGCAAAATCCCGCCCGTCCGAAAGTACAATGCCGCGCTTTCTCCGGACACCGTGAGCTATGTCGGCATCGCGGAGGATGAACCCAAACGCCTTGCGCGTCTGGACGGCGTGAAGAAGGTCAGTCTGCTTGCCAAGTACGGCATGACCGAGGTTGACGCCTACAAGCTCTGTCAGGAACACGGGCTGCTTTCCCCAATCTACACTCACTGCCGGAGAAACGGCTGCTGGTTCTGTCCCAACGCCAGTGACTCGGAGCTGCTGCACATGGTCACAAAGCACCCGGATATGTTTGACCGGCTGATTGAATGGGAGAACGAGGATAACATCTTCCATCGTCGGATGACGCGCAGAGAAACCCCGTCTGAGGTAAAGGCTCGTTTACTGAGCAAATCCCAAACGGGGTTTTCTTTGCCCAAAAGCAAATAAGAAATGGAGGTTTGAGATGGCTGAAAACAAAAATGCACAGCAAGTCCGCGAAATCACGGACAAGCTGGAACAGGGCATCAAGGAGCTTTTTGAATCCGAGCGGTTCAAGGAATATCTCCGCACGATGTCCAAGTTCTACAACTATTCCTTCAACAACACGCTGCTCATTGCGATGCAGAAGCCGGAGGCAACCTATGTTGCCGGTTATACCTCGTGGCAGCGCAACTTTGACCGTCAGGTCATGAAGGGCGAAAAGGGCATCAAGATTCTTGCACCCGCGCCGTACAAGGCGCAGGAAGAGCGTGAGAAGATTGATCCTTTGACGCAGAAGCCGGTGATCGGCGCAGATGGGAAGGCTGTCACGGAAACGGTTGAGGTCCTGCGTCCTGCCTTCAAGGTGGTAAGTGTCTTTGATGTTTCCCAGACGGACGGCAAGGAGCTTCCGGACATCATCGTCGATGAGCTGAAAGGCACCGTCGAGAACTACGAGGCGTTCTTCGATGCACTCAAGCAGGAATCTCCCGTCCCCATTTCCTTTGAGGATATTCCGGGCGGCGCAAAGGGATTCTTCTCACCGGTTGAAAGCCGCATTGCCATTCAGGAAGGCATGAGCGAAATCCAAACGGTCAAGACCGCCATTCACGAGATCGCCCACGCAAAGCTCCACGCTGTAAAGCCGGACGAGAAAACCGCCCCCGAAGACAAGAAGGATCGTCACACCAAGGAGGTTGAAGCGGAAAGCGTAGCTTACACTGTCTGTCAGCGGTACGGCATTGAAACCTCGGACTACTCCTTCGGGTACATCGCCGGTTGGTCATCCGGCAAGGAAACCAAGGAGTTGAAAAGCTCTCTGGACACCATCCGCAAGACGGCGGCTGAGATGATCGAGGGCATTGACGCCAAGCTCAAGGTGCTG